TCAACTTGTCGGTACTGAAGACACGATTGACCTAAAGTTAGCAGGAGCTGCGGCTGCTGTAGGCGTAGTAAGGGTTTATGCTCTACTTATTGATTGCAATACAAACGGAGGTACTCCTTCCGCTGCTGCAAGAGATATTTTAGCTTAACAAAGTGTAGAGGGTAGCTTTTTAATTAAGGCTACCCTTTTCTTTACTCAGGATGTAATATGGCAATAACTTTCATAACGCTAGTTAATGATACACTTAGGCGACTAAATGAAGTCGAATTAACAGCAACTGATTTTCCAAATGCTAAGGGTTTTCGCTCTCAAGTAAAAGATGCCGTAAATGCCTCGTTACAAGAAATATCTCAAAAAGAATTTGAATTTCCTTTTAATTTTACATCTGCTTCATTAACTTTAACAGCAGGTACAGCAGAGTACAGTCTTGCTTCAGACTTTAAAATAGCAGATTGGGATAGCTTTAGAATAGCTAAAGACGATTCTATTGGTTCAGAAGCAAAGTTATTAAAATTAATAAATTATGATACTTTTTTAAATAGGTTTTATGAAAGAGATGGAAACGCTACTTCAGCAGATTACGGTACACCTACATACGTCTATAGAACACTATCTAATAAAGCTGGATTTACTTCCCTACCTGATTTGGCTTATACAATAAACTATAATTATTTTTCGTATTCTTCAGATCTTGTTGCCTCTACTGATACTATGAATGTTCCTGATCAATTTAAACACGTAGTAATAGATGGGGCACTATATCATACCTATATGTTTAGAGATAACTCTCAGCAAGCAGCGATAACTAAACAAAAATATGAAGAAGGTATTGATCGTATGCGTACCTTATTAATTAACAGATTTACAGACGTAAGAGATACACGAGTAGGAAGATTAATTGCTGTTCCTCATGGTAACTTATAATGGCTGATGCGTTAAAAGACGTAACAGTACTATCTCGTGGAGGTTTATTCACTAACGAAGATGCGTTAGCTTTAGCAGGATCAAATCCGGGAGCCGCAGTCCGTATGTTAAATATGGAAATATCTCAGTTTGGTGGTTACAGAAGAATTAATGGATACTCAGACTATGATTCATCCTATGGATCTGTTACTGGCGCAGGTAACGTAATAGGATTATGGATATTATCCGGTGTACCTTACGCTGTCAGAAGAAACTTAAAAGATACCACTGGAACTTTAGGTGCTAATCCTTTTGTTGTTACTAATGGTAGTCCTACTATAACAGTAGCTCATAGTGGTCACGGATTAATTGTAGGAGATAGAGTAACGTATGCAGGTTCCTCTGCTGTTGGAGGTATAACACCAAACTCAGTAGAGATGCTAGTTGCCTCTGTAGTCAATGTTAATAGTTATACAATTAACTTTACTTCTAATGCAAGTTCTGGTGCTACTGGAGGAGGTAGTTCAGTAACATTTACTGCAAATGGAGGAACTCCTACACTAGGATCTAATCCATTTACCGTTGCAAATGAAAGTGCTACAATAACAGTTTCTCATAACTCTCATGGATTGGTTATAGGTAATTTTGTAACATTTGCAGGTAGTGCAGCTATAGGAGGAATAACTCCTAACTCTGTAGAAATGAAAGTTGTTACCGTTCCTAATGTAAATAGTTATACCGTTACCTTTACTTCCTCAGCTACTTCTACAGTTAGTGGTGGAGGTGGAGCTTCCGTAACAGCAACATACAGTAAATTTTATAGTATATGGAAATACACTTCTACAGGATGGACTACAGTAGTATCTAATATCTCCTCAGTAAATGTAAGTAAGTTAAGACATAACACAAATTCTTTTACAGGTATTGAGGCAGTTATATTATGTGATGGTGCTAATAGTCCTAGTAAATTATCAGGATCAACATTTTCAGTACATCCTGTAGGAGGAGATTACAATCCTATCGGTGCTTCTTTTACTACAGATTTTAAAAATCATCAGTTTTACGCAGGATTTCCTACAACAGGATTGGGTCCAAATATAATACTATTTAGCGCACCTAATGACGATGATTCTTTCGCTAATAGTGCAGGAGCAGGTAACATAAACGTAGGATTTAATATTACAGGAATAGCAAAATTTAGAGATGCTTTATATATATTCGGTAAAACTAAAATTAAAAAATTAACAGGAACAGTAAAAGCTGATTACATTCTCTCAGAAGTAACAGATAATGTTGGATGCGTTGCTACAGATAGTATAATAGAAATAGGTGGTGATGTATTATTTTTAGCCTCTGATGGTATTCGACCTATTCAAGGTACTGCAAGAATAGGTGACGTAGAGCTAGAAACAATTTCTAAACCTGTACAACAATTACTACAATCTTTACCTAGTACTCATGCCCTAGAAAATATGTCTTCAGTAGTTATTAGAAATAAATCTCAGTTTCGTTACTTCTTTCCTAAAACAACAACAGCCTCTGCTGACACAGCAGGTATAATAGGTGGGCTTAGATTTGCAGACAGACGAGTTGGTTGGGAGTTTGGCGAGTTACTGGGTATGAGAGCTTTTGTTGCTACAAGCGGATTAATTAATGACGTGGAGGTAGTATTACATGGGGATTTAAATGGTGAAATATATCAACAAGAATCTGGTAGTACTTTTGATACTTCTGATGTTACAGCAGTTTATGCTACTCCATTTTTATACTTTGATTCTACAGAAAAAAGAAAAGTATTTCAACATATAACTTTATTTACTAGGCCAGAAGGAGAATCTACTATTAACGTAGGTGTTGCATATGATTGGGATGATCCTAATGTTCCTGACCCTACTACTTATTCTTTAACGACGGCAGGTTCTTTGGCAAGATATACTACTACTGCAAGCACATACGATGCTACATTTAGATTTGACGGATCAACAAGTCCCGTATTAGAATCTAATATACAAGGATCAGGTAGGGCGATCTCTCTAGTAATAACCTCTACAGGAACTCAAGCTCCCTATAGTATAGCTGGGTTCTCCATAACTTATCAGGATGCAGGATACAGATAATGGCAGGATACACCAGACAATCAGCAGCACAAATAGTTAGTGGCGAGGTTATATCAGCTTCTCCTATCAATGCAGAACTTAACCAAGTACTTGCAGCTTTTAATAATTCTACAGGTCATTCACATGATGGTACATCAGCGGAAGGACCACCAGTAGATCGTATAGCTGATGCAGATCAGAATAACAAAATACTTGTAGACACTACTAATAATCATCTAGAGTTTTATACTCAAGTCAGTTCAAGCTCTATTCAACAATTACGCATTCAAGACGGTGCCATACTTCCTATAACAACTAATGACATTGATCTAGGTGGTGGATCTAATGAATTTAAAGATTTATATATTGATGGAATTGCTCATATAGATGTACTTGACGTTGATGCAAGTGCAACTATTGCAACTACACTAGGAGTTACTGGTGTATTAACTGGTACTACAATAGAAGCTAGTACTGCTATTTCTCCTGATGCTTCTGATGGTGCTAGTTTAGGAACTAACGCAAAAGAATTTAGTGATCTATTTTTAGCAGATGGTGCTGTGTTATCTTTAGGTGATGGGGGTGGTGATGTTACTTTTACACACGTTGCAGATACTGGGGTATTACTTAATTCAACAAATAAAATACAATTCAACGATGCTTCTCAATTTATTCATGGTTCTAGTGATGCTATACTATCTCTTGGAGCTACAGACGCAATAAGTCTTACTGCTACTAATATAGCGGTTAGCGGAACTTTAAGTTCTACTGGTAAGGTTACTGCTGATGGTGGTATTGATATAGACAACTTTAATATAGATGGTACGACGATAGCATTAACTACTGGCGATATGACTGTAGATGCTGCTGGAGATATTATTTTAGATGCTGATGGTGCTGATGTATTATTAAAAGACGATGGTACTCAATACGGAGCGCTTACTAATACAGGTGGTAATTTAACTGTTAAGTCTGGTACTACTACTGCTGCCACATTTACTGGAGCTAACGTAGCACTTGCAGGTAATATAACTGACGTAGGTGATATTGCTCTTGATTCAATATCTGCTGCTGCAACAAATATTAATGTGGCTGTATCAGATAACTCAGCTACTGCATTTACAATCAAGCAAGGAACAGATGCATATCTTATTGTTGATACAGCTAATAGTAGTGAGTCAGTATCTATAGGTACAGGTATATCAGGTACTGTTGTAACAATAGGACATGGCACATCTGAAGTAACTATAGGCGATAACTTAACTGTTGCAGGTAACTTAACAGTCAGTGGTACACAAACAGTAGTAGATACTGTTACAATGAATGCCGCAAATGCTGTTGTGTTTGAAGGTGCTACTCCTGATGACCATGAGACTACACTTACTATAGTAGACCCTACTGCTGATCGTACAATTAACCTACCTAATCAATCAGGTACAATACCTGTACTGGCTGCGGCAAGTAACGATCAAATAAGTGCTACACCAACTGAGTTAAATTTATTAGATGGTGGAACTTCAGTAGGAACAGGAGCCATAGCTGATGGTGATGGTTTAATTATTGACGATGCAGGTGTAATGCGTAAAGCCACTGTTCAAACTTTAGCTGCATACCTAGATGGTGAAATAACTGCAATGCCTAATCTAGTAACTACAGCAGCTACTACAGTAGGAGTATTAGATAGCGGTAGTATTACTAGTAACTTTGGATCAATCAATATTGGAACTTCTGCAATATCTACTACAGGTACTGTAACCTTTGGAAATTTATCTGACGGCACTGTAACTATTACAGCCGTAGCCGACGAAGATAATTTTAGTAGTAACAGTGCTACTAAATTAGCTACACAACAAAGTATTAAAGCATATGTAGATGCAAATAGAGAGGTTGATGGTGTTAGTGCTACAGGGGCAGAAATAAATACTACATCTGATGGTGGAACTTCCGTAGGTACTACAGCAGTATCGGGTGGAGATGGAATTGTTACTAACGATGATACGGTTATGCGACAAACATCTGTAGACACGTTTGATACTTATTTTTCAGGTACTTCTAAAGCACTCACAAACAAAACGCTAACAGCAGCTAGGATAGTTGACGGTGGCTTTATCGCTGATGCGAATGGCCATGAGGCACTAGTATTTCAAACAATTACTTCTGCTGTAAATGCTGTAGAAATATCTAACTCAGCTACAGGTGGAAATGTAATTGTCGGGGCTATGGGTGACGATACTAACGTAGATATAGACATTACCCCAAAAGGAACTGGTGAAGTAAATATAGCAACAGGTAACTTAAACTACGCAGGTACAACTATTACATCTACTGGTGCAGAAATAAATAAACTAGATGGATATACCGGATCTGTAACTGAACTAAACTATCTTAAATCATTGTACGACACAGGCGTAACAAACACGGAGTTTGACTACTTAGATGGTGTATCGTCTTCAATTCAAACACAGATAAACGCTAGAGCATCTACAGGAAAAGCAATTGCAATGGCAATGGTATTTGGCTAATACAGGAGAAACTTATGAAATCAATATGGGATACATTTTTATACAATCACTTAGAATGGCAAAGAGAATGGCCTTTTGAACCCATGATTGGTGGATTTAGTTTAGAGAAATTAAACATAGAAACCGAAGAGGAAAAAGAAAATGGCAGCACCTAACATTGTCAATGTAGCAACGATTACTGCAAAGACATCTACTGCGTTATTGACGGGAACTTCAGCAGTAGCCGCTGTCAATAATCCTGCATCATCTGGTAAGGTTATGAAAATTAATAGCTTACTTGTTTCTAATGTTGATGGAGTTAATTCAGCGACAATAACTGTATCAATTTATCCTAATGATGATCTTGCAGGAACAGCAGTATTAATTGCAAAGACTTTAGTTGTACCAGCAGATTCATTGTTAGTTGTTATAGATAAAAATATGGGGTTATATTTAGAGGAAGATAAATCTCTAGGTGTTACTGCTAGTGCAGCTAACGATTTAACATACACAGTTACGTTTGAAGAACTTTCATAAGGATCTTAAATGAAGTTAATTGGTGACATAGCTAAAGACGGGGAAGTTAAAGCTATTGCTTCTGGTGCAATATCGGCTGCTGGTAAACCGTTGATTGTCAATTCTGACGGTACAGTAACTTTTCCAACCGCTACTACAGTAAATCTCACTGAAGCAAAAGGAGCGTTTGCTGAAGTAAGAAGTGGTCATGGATTTCCTTACGGAAAAGGAGGAGCAACTTTTGACAGTAACTCTAACAGAGTTGTTTTTACCTTCAGAGATCCTTCAAATAATCATTTTGGAACAGCAATAGTCTGCACAGTAGCTAGTGATAATACTATATCTTATGGTACTCCTGTAGTTTACAGTAGCGTTACCGCGACAAATGTTAACAGATGTTGTTTTGATAGTAGTAATAACAGAATTCTTATTGCTTTCGTACTTAGCAGTGATGATGATGGAAGAGTTATAGTAGGAAGTGTAGATCCTTCGGATAACAGTATTTCTTTTGGGACTGCCGTTAAGTTTGATGGGACAAATAACTGTACAACTGTTTATAATTGTTTTGATAGTACTAATAATAAAGTTATACTTACATGGTCACGTACAGGATCAAATAATGGTAAAGTAGCTGTAGGAACGATAGATAGCAGTGACAATAGTATATCTTTTGGATCTATTAATCAATTTGCCTCAAACGCATCAGACCCAAGACCTGTGCATGACGTTAATGCAAATAAAATAGTCATTCAGTATCAAGATGGTGAAAACAGTAACCGTGGTACTGCCAAAGTAGGCACAGTATCTGGAACAAGTATTAGTTTTGGATCGGCTGTTGTTTACTCCACAACGAATCTATACGGCAATCAGGCTATAGGTGTCTATGACAGCACTAATAACAAAACAGTTTTTATATATCACGATGCTAATGACGGTGAAAAAGGTAAAGCAAGGGTGGTTAGTATTAGCGGAACTACTCCGAGTTTTGGAACTGAAGCTACATTTGAAAGTCAAAAAGCAGCAACATTAACTGCTGTTTTTGATAGTAATGTTGGCAAAGTTGCTATTGGTTACTATGATGAAACACCAACCAATATGAGGCACATTACAGGCACAGTATCTGGAACAAGTATTAGTTTTGGTAGCGAATTAGATATAACAGGTGATCAAGCACAGCCAGCACCAGATAATTCAGCTTTTGACAGTAACGTGGGTAAGGTTGTTTATTTTGCTAGAAATATTACTCAAAGTGATAAACCATATGCGGTTGTTGTACAGGTGGGCGGTTCGACTACAGTAGCAACACCATTAACAACCGAAAACTTTATAGGCTTTTCCGATGGCGTATACGCAACAGGACAAAAAGTTACAGTAAAATCTACTGGGTCGATTGTTAGTATATCATCCCTAACGGCAGGTCAGGAATACTTTGTGCAAACCGATGGTACGCTAGGTACTACAGCAGCAACTCCCTCTGTATCAGCCGGTACTGCTGTAGGTAGCAATAAACTTATCGTGAGAGGATAATACACAAATGGCTAAGACAATAACAGAGAACTCAACTCAATTAAGTAAATATGTATTTGCTAATGATAAACCAGTGATAATGGGAGAAGGAATAATTACAGTCGGATCAGATCCGGTAGATTTTTATGTTTGCGATCTAAACAGCAGCAATGCAACAATGCACACAGATGTGACTGCTCCCGATGGCTGGTCTGGTGACAAACATTTTTTTGATGGTACTGACTGGACCAACAACCCTAATTGGGTAGATCCAAACGAGGAATAAAATTTATGCGTATTATCGGTAACGATCCAGAGATACCAAGGCAGACTCAGGTTATTGCATCTGGGGCTATTACTGGTGGTAAGCCAGTAGCTGTAAACACCGATGGTACTGTTAGTGTTGTTGCTACTGATTTACCTCTTGATGGAAAAACACTTTATTCCGCTACTGGGTTTTCTGGGCATAAGCTGGCTTATGACAGTAATAACGATAGATATGTAATAGTTTATCCCGGCTCAGGCGGGAACGCCTACGGACATGCTAGAGTTGTTCAAATAAGTGGCAACACTTTATCTATGGGAATCGAACACACATTTTCCTCTGTATCTAACACTTATAACCTAGACGTTTGTTTCGACAGTAATAGCAATAAAATTGTTATAAGTTATAGCTCACCCTCGGTAGCAGGATCTCACTCATTAGTTGCTACAGTAACAGCAAGTGACAATACTTTAGCTTTTGGCACTTCAAATCAATTTGATTCCCATAGCGTCGGCAACACTGGTCTTGCCATTGCTTTTGATTCTAATTCAAATAAAGTTGTGGTTGCGTTTTCAGACAGAAATGATAGTAATAGAGGTAAGGCA